ATCATAAGTGTGAAAAATGCTCCGGAGCATATACAGTCTGCAAGGATGAAGAGAAACCGGGCGGGCTTGAAGCCATCGTTTCCCGTAGCTGCGAGTGTACCGCGCGTGAAATGTACGTAGTTGTATGAGCCGCCGTTCAATCTTCAAACACTGCGACCGGTGTGGTGACTCTATTGCCGGGCATACGCGGCCCGTATCAACGTTATATGGGCTTTTCTGTAGGCACTGCGCGAGAGCTATTAAAATTATATAACCTCCGGCTACCTTGGCCACCGTGTGCCTAAAGTCAGCAAGCTTCCCAAGTGGGCAATCAAGCAGGCTGGCGGTATTGGCAAAAAGGCGTGGCGACTCGCGCGCCGCGGCCGTAAAGCTTCACCTAAACCGCGCCGACGTGCCGTCCAGACTCGCCGGCGCACCCCTTCCAATCCTAAAAGGAGAACAATGGCACGTAGAAAAATGATAGTACCGCACCCGTCAATCACGGGAATGGCCGCAGGCTTTAGCCTATTGGATGATCTGAATAAGGGCGACGTTATCGGGCAAGCTCTCGCAGGGAATTATAAGGGCGCTCTAACTTTAATATCATCTAATAGCCAGGACCTGGTTAGGACACCAACCGGCCGCACTGCGTTAGTTTCGGCAGTCGGTATTGCAGCGCTTGGGGCGTGGGCTCGTAAAGCCCTTCCTTCCACAAAAATTGGTGGATCGAAATTATTTTTCCGAATTTGATGGAGTAAAATATGACAGGACTACAAACAAGAACCTATACGCTAGCAGCGGCATCACTGACCGCAGGAACCTTCGCCGCGATAACGGGCCTTCTCGGTTCGTCGCAGAGCACTACAAACCCGGAAGGAATGACTAAAGTCGTTCGCATTTCGATGAGCTGCTCCCCTGATCATACTTCCGCGACGGATGGTATATCAGTATTCAAGTTCGCAGGCGATGGCGTCACCGTGCAGCAGATAATGGCGGGGCCGAGCTGGAGCAATCAGGCAGCCGGACCACTCGATGGTAATAACGGCCAGCCGGTAGTGATGGAGGCCAGTACAGGACTCTTCGACATTATACCAGGTAATCAGATCGATTTCAGCGTCAGCGCGACCACGGCCGAAACTGTCGACGTCGCAGTAAGCATTACCTATTCGGCTTAAGTCATGCAGCGTGACGGCGGCCCTGGCGGCGGTGGGCCAGTCGGAAGTAGTAACAGCTTTACCGGGACGGGTTCAGCGCTGGAGTTTATGGGTTCCGGTATTTGGGCGGGATGGTCGGGCACCGTTCTGGTCGGAGCGTCCGCAGCAAGCGCGGTTCAGTTTGAATTTACCAGCCCCTCGGTAGGTTTAATCGCTGATTATGTTTTCGGTATTGAAGGCGAACTTATAGACAGTAATTCCTATTATGGTTTTCAAATTAGCATTAATGGATCACTGGTCTACGAACAAACAGCCAGGGCAGCAGTTACTACAACGAGTACCCTTATCGGCCAACCGTTTAACTTTGTTATTCCTGCTTTCAGTGTTGTGAAGATTGAGGGCAGGACTACGGACACGGGCGGCGACACCCCTTGCTACGGTATGCTTACCTGTAAGGCCATATGAATGGCCGATCACCCGTGGGCCGATAAAGACTGGGAGTCTCTAATCTTTAGATTAATTTTTATCCTGGTCACTGGCTTTTGTTATGCTGATGGGAGGATATAGTGCCGGAATTACCTGGTTACACCTATTCCCAGCAGCTAGGGCTGGAGTTCATTAAGTCCCAGTACGGGGCGGTAGTGATCGGTGCGTTGATCTTTCCGGTTTTCGGAATAACCATCGCCGCATTGCTGGCACCTATACTGGCGATGTTATTTCCGGATATATCCTCAGGTGCTAAAGCTGCCTTGGAAGGGTTATCGCCCCTTCAATGGCTACTTATCGTAGTAAATCCGGCGGGCGCGTCGCTATATCTCGGGAAGGAATTTGGGGAAGAAGTAGCGCAAAAAGTATTAGATTTAAATTTAGTTAATCAACTAAAGAAGGCGCTTGGATTATGAAAAAAAAAAACCAATTTGGCGACTCTCGCCGGGCTTGCCTTAGCTGCCGGTGCTTGGCATAAATTTAGTGGGGACACACCCGCAGAACGTCCGGGACCAGGACCGCCGCCGCCAGAACTGCCCGGTCGCTTTACTGAGTGCCCAGAAGGTCAAGAGCGAAAATTAATTGGAGGCCAGTGGCGATGCTGGCCGCGGGGCGTTCCCCCCCCGCCGCCCCCAAAACCCCCAGACCCAAGGCTGCCCGACCGCTTTACTGAGTGCCCAGAAGGTCAAGAGCGAAAATTAATTGGAGGCCAGTGGCGATGCTGGCCTAAGGCAAAACCGGGCGGGCGATGAGCCAAACCCTTCTTTTTTTGGTGTTCATGACTTGCGAATTATTCGCTATTATGGCACTTTATCAATTTTGGATAGTGCCAAAAGTTAGCCAAGCCACAAATACATTATTCGAAAAACGGATGATGGATAAAACGTGGGATATTCCCGCGATGCTCGAGGATTATACCGGCGAACTAATTCAACAAGTAGATATTTTGCTTTTTGGTTATCCTGATCCGCAGAACCCAAAAAAACACATAAAAGGAAAAATACAAATATATTTTCCTGAGTTGATCGGTGGATATATGAGTGGCGGGATCAAGCAGTTAAAAATGGATCCGGATAACGCAATTGCGATCGCGACGAGTGAATATCTCGAGGAACTTCCCCTGCCCGCTCAACTCGTCGCCCGGTCACTCCTTCCGAAGCTACAAGCAGCCCTGACCAAAGCCGCGCCAGTGGTGAAGGAAGCCGTCGTAGAGTATAACCCGGGTCTTTCAAAGCGTTAGGAAAGCGTTTTAAAGCACTTTCAAAGCCTTTTACTCTCTTTTTCTTTCTTTTTCTTCTTATTATTATATATAAAATATATACATATAGTATGTATTGTATGTATGCGACGGCTTGCTTTTGATAATTGTTATTATAAAAAGTAATATTTAAAGGACTCGGTTTTTGGCGCTTGTTTATACCTCAGGGAAAGGTTTATATGTATATATGGTGTGGTCTAATTATGGACGGCAAGCATCGAATGCTGGTTATCAACGAGGACTACAGACTCCCAACCTGCATTAAACATAAAATAAGAACCCAAGTGGCTATCTCAACAAGTATGCGTTACCCCCGCACGGTCAGCGCATACTGCCCCAAGTGCGCGGCGGACTTTTGATCCGTACCAGTGACGGCACTTCCTTGGATGATATGCACGAAGATACCGGGGAGACGATCGGAGGCGAAGAAACTAAACACCCACTGTTGGAAACAATAGCCTTAGAGCTCACACTAATCAGGGTAGCTATCGAACGCTGGTATGATGCGGAGTATCGCGAATGAGTAAACGTCTAGGCTATGAGACCACGCACGTGATGCTCAACCTGGAGCGGAAGCTAAACAAGCAAATGAACGCGGACCCCAAAATTAACAAGTCTGCCCTAGTTAATAAATTGCTGCGGAAGTATTTTGAAGGAAAGCTCTGCCCGCGCTGTTTCACCCCCAATATTACCCATCATAAGTGTGAAAAATGCTCCGGAGCATATACAGTCTGCAAGGATGAAGAGAAACCGGGCGGGCTTGAAGCCATCGTTTCCCGTAGCTGCGAGTGTACCGCGCGTGAAATGTACGTAGTTGTATGAGCCGCCGTTCAATCTT